AAATGTTCTCATCATATTTCCCCACCAAGGATTGTTAAACAATATCATATCAGGTCTATGCAATGCAATAGCATCTGTAATCTTTCGCTTAGTGTTACGATTATCCTTGTCTTCTTTAGTGATGCATAGCGGTATGATACCATCGATATTATCTTCTAAGTCCTTACAGAACTTTTCAATGCCACCAGTAATTACAGGACCGTTAGAGTCCTGAGATTTTACGACTTCAAAATGAGTTGAGTATGGCAGAAGTATTTTCATGAGTGATTAGCTATCCTTCTTCTAAGGTCGCTAGTAGAGAACCTGTGATCTCTCTTATTGAAGTGCAGGTCAATGCCTAATGTCTCGCATCTTTCCCTGCCAGTAAACTCTTTGTCTTTGTACTCATCACCTAGAATCCTAACATTGATGTTATACATTTCTAAGATGTCTGTCAGATCGTCTTCTGTGGCATACACAAGTATCTCATCGACATATCTAATAGCCGCAAGTTGTGTATATCGCTCAACGATTGTTTGTACTGGTGAGTTCTTCTCTGGTCGATCAGTAGATGGATCGATCTGTAGTCCACATATCAAATAGTCACACTGCTCTTTAGCTTCTCGCAACATAGCGACATGACCAGCATGTAGTAGATCAAAAGTTGATGCAGTAAAGCCAACTATTGTTTTCGTTTCAGTAGGTACCACTTTTCTCTCCAATCTTCAACATTATAAAATTCATCACATATAAAGCATAGTATAGCAGATTTATAGAAGTCTGTCAATACATATTCTATCAAATAGATAGATCACGCTTTATACTCTCAATCTCATCTTTTAGTTTCAACTTATCAACTTTCATCTTATAGACGAATTGCTCAGGTGCCTTCTCTGCTTCCGCAGCCTCAATGAGGGAATGTTGATGTTTATGCTTACGCTCTAGTGATTCAAGTCTAGCTTCTAATGACATATCTTTCCTTTCTAGGTTGCTATTCTACTGAAGTTCTTTACCTTCTCAAATTTTATAACACTGTGAAACTTTTCGAACAACTGGTCGCCCTTGTGACTGATGATAAAGATATTAGAGTCAGCGGAGAGTTCTTCAATAATTTTTAGAAACTCTTCTGTGCCAGAAACATCTAATGATGAGTCCATTATCTCATCCATAATCAATAGGTTAGTCGATACAGAATTGCGTAACTTAGAAACTGCTCTCCAAGTAAATAGCAATGCTAGATCAATCCGCAACTTCTCACCTTCAGAGAATGATGCATAGGAAAACTCATCACGGAATCGAGACTTGATAGTCTCGTTGAAGTTCTCATCTAGTTCAAACTGAACGAAAAAGTCCATAGCTGATAGATACTTTCCGATCAGCTTGTTCATCACAGGTACATATTGCTTAATAATACGAGTCTTGATTCCACCATCCTTCAGCATAGAAGAAACTATACCTAAGGTTTCTTTATCGTCAAACAGTTTGGTTTGATTTTTGTGGTGAGCGTCAAGTTGGTCTTCCTGGTCTTTGATTTCATTACTGTCAATAGCAGTAACCTCATTCTCAGCTTCATCTAACTCGGTCTTAATATGCCTACACGAGTTAAGAGCCATCTTATGATTTGCTCTATGACCACTAGCGTCAAGATTCTTAGAGTTAATGTCATCTTCGACAACATCGATCTCCTTAAGACGCTCTTCTACTTTTAGACCTCTAAGTCCAAGTTCTTTCCTAGCCACTTCGATCTCTTGTACTTTCGAAGAATTACCGCTAACGGTGTCGGTCTTAAAGTCATGTTCGATGCCCTGCTTGCAAGTTGGACAGTTGTCATTGTGTTCGTAAAAGTCAATTTCTTTTCGCAGGGACTTGAGTTTGCTCGATAATTCTCCATCTAGTGTCTGTAGCTCCTCTAACTTTTTCTTAGTAATACCCTTGTCTGAGATACCCTTAGTCAACCCTTCTATATCGTCTAGAATAGTATCAATGACAGCCTGTTCGCTTTCGATAAACGCAATTTGTTCACGCAACTTATCTTTAAGCTTCGATACTTCGCCCTGCTTCATCTCACGAATAGAGTTGTTATGCTTTTTAGATGAATCAATTCTATTCTTAAGTAGGTCAATCTGATATTTGATATCAGTAATCTCTATCTTATTAGATGATAGCCTATCTTTTAGTAACGTATTCATCACCGTAAATATTTGGATATCCAGCAGGTCTTCGATAACATCCCTTCTCTCACCAGCACGTAACTGCATGAAAGGAACAAACGTACTAGAACCTAGAACAACAACCTGTCCGAAAGACTTGTAGTTCAACTTAAGGATACTTTCCTCAAGATAAGCTTGATAGTCACGAACAGCGGCATCTTGATTTATCAACTCACCATTCTTCCAAATCTCAAAGAAGTTTGGCTTGATGCCACGCCTAATTAGGTATTTAGCACCACTGATGGTAAAGTATGCTTCAACTTCTAAGCCCTTACCATTGATAGAATTAAGTAACTGATACTTCTTAATAGTACGAAACGCCTTACCATATAAAGCGAATGTCAATGCGTCAAGCATAGTTGACTTGCCTGCACCATTATCACCGACAACAAGAGTAGACTTGCTTCGGTTTAATTCTACTTCTGTCCAAGCATTACCAGTACTTAAAATGTTCTTATAACGAACCTTCTCAAACAAAATCATAAATCAATCGCCTCTTTGTACAGATCATCTAGAATACTCTCAACCTTCGCCTTATCACCAGAAAACTCCAAGTTCTGAACATACTGCTTCAGAATGGTTAGAGTGTCTTGTGCCTCATCAACTAACTCACTTTCATCTATAACGTCAAGATTCATATGATCCTCTACGACTTTGATGTCGCATGGAGCAGATGCTTGTAGTCTATCTAAGAACAAGTCAAAGATGTAAGGGTTACTCTTATTAGATACTATAACTTTTATGAAGGTGTTTGTCAAGTTAGAAGTGTCTAATAGTGCAACATCTTCAATAGTCATGTCGGTATCATTATAAATGATCTTATGGAACAAACTGAATGGGTTGCGAATATATTCCATCTTACGTGTTTCAGTATCAAACACACTAAAGCCACGCTTTTGATCGTGATCAGACCAAGTCATCTCATATTGAGCACCTAGATACGAGATGTTACCAACCGATGATGGCTGATGGAAGTGACCAGAATATACTGAGTCGAACTTAGCAAACGTGTTGCGGTCCATACCATTGTCACATAGATGTCCTTTATCCATCTCATAGCCAGTAATCTCAAAGTGACCCATGAGAATTTGCGCTTTGGTGTCAGCCATAGCTTTCATAGACATATCATAGTTTTCTGCACATAGCCAAGGAGCAAGCATAATCTTACACCCGTCCATATCCAACTCTACTGGCTTTTCCCAATATAGATGTAGGTTCTTGTGGCTTGTATTGCCGTATAACTGGTTCAGACTGTTTACGTCATTAGTGTTTTTGAAGTAGGTGTCGTGATTACCAGCTATCATGTATAGCTCGATGCCTTCATCTGCACAGACCCGCATAAAGTGGTCTTCCAGATTCTTGGCTGTGACAAAGTTAATATACTTACGTCTGTCAGTAACATCACCTAAGTGAAATACTGTAGTTATTCCATGTTCACGTAGATGAGGGAAAAACACTTCACGGTAAAACTTTATCTGATGATCAGCAATGGCGGTATTATCATTACGTGCGCCCCAATGCGTATCGTTCAGTATTGCAATCTTCATACTCTAGTCCTCTTTTTTAGGATCTTCGTCAATAAACTTCTCTAGACCTTTCTTTGCTTTCACCTGTTGTTTCTTCTTGTCAGCCATCTTCTTCTCATATGTCCTAACGAAGTCATTCATATAATCGTTATTGAGATCAATATAAGCTGGTTCACCAGAAGCATCATCTGCGCCATCAGTAGCAGTACCCGTCATAACAGAATTCTCTGTGACTTTGTGCTTGATGTACAATTGCTTCTTCTCTTTATCGATACGTCTTAGAAAGGCGTACCATATAATCTGCGTAAAATAAGCGAATGGATTATGCGACTTCTCTGGGTCAAAGTTACCTAGTGCTTGGATAGCATTCTCTAGACCATCACTAATCATCTCATCTTTGTATGAGTAACCAGAAAAGTTTGGCTTAGATGCCAGTCTAGTAGATATCTGGTAGATACAGTGACCGATATAGTTTGGAATCTGTGGTCTTTTGTCACCTGAGTCCTCTGCTTCGTTGCACAATTTCTTGTACGCTACGATAGCTTCCAGAAACTCTGGGTTGTTTACGTAATTTCGTGTCGCTCTTTTAGCC